GGTATAGAGTGAATTCCAAAATGCGTTCTATGATGTGCTGCACATAATACTTCCAAGTTTCCTGGACCTTCAATCCATTTTTGAAAATCATCATCAGACTCAAAATGAAGGCCAAAAGCAGCCTCTATCTTTTTTGGATCCATATTTGCAATTTGACTAAACTCTACAAATGAGTGATGAAGTTCTGGTTCTCCAGAACAAAGATCATCATTTATTATGCATTTCCAAAGACCTTGAGCCTTTATTCTTTTTTTTGCTGCTATAAAATATTTATAGTATGGATCTCCAGTTCTTGGAACATGCTCTGGAATTGAAGTTACTAAATGTAAATTAAGCGATTGTTTATGTGCATCTGTCATAATAACTAATTATACATTAATTATTAATTAATAGGAATTTTTACCATATTTCCTAAGTTGCTAGACCAGGCATACCTTACTCCTGACATAACAGTTCTGACCCCGTGCATACACTTTTCTTCTGAGCTATGTATTAATAAATCGCCAGCTTTAGGCTTGTAGTATATATTTTGATTTGGGTAATATATTTCACCACCCTCATAGTTATCGTTTATATAAACAACAACTCCATACCTTATATTATGAACTAAATCGAATTTTAATCCTTCTTTGTAAGATAATGCTTGATTTCTAATTTTATCAAATTCTTCATTGTCTGAATGCTTGCCCCAATAAGATCCAACAACCATCCTATTAATTTTTTCATTACCATCAATTAAATATCCATCAATTATTTTATTTAAACGCTTTACAATTTTTTTTGTTACTCTCATTTTTTTACTTGTTTGTGGAACTAAACGATCTAAATCCCACATATCTTCCCAAGAGCTTTTTTTTAATTTTTTACAAATTTTTTCTGTTTCTTTTTTTGTTAAAAAATTTTTATAAAGATATATTTCGTCACCAAGCAATTCTACACCTGACATATCTTTAAACGGCATTATATCTCCTAAATTCAAGGAGCTGTGGACGAATATTCCAGCACCAAATGACGCTGCCCTATCTCCCCGAACTCTTACATCCAGGTACATGTTTATGTGTAACTATATCCATACTAAGGTGTGTCGTCCACAGCCTAACTACAGTATATCAAATTTTTTCCAATAATTCAAAACTTTATCTCTTTCAATCCATTGAAGATTTTTGTCTTGAGGGTTTATATCTGAAACCATACCCATTTCTTCATGAACTACAAATAAAGCTTCTGCATAAACATTACCCTCATTATATATAAAATGATCCGCAACACATTGTTTAGGTAAATTAAATTTACCATCAATTAAATATTTATTAAGCATTTTTTTTGCATAATCTTTTTTTATTAAATAAGCTGCAGTTGATTCGTCTTTACTTGTTCTTTTATGAAATTTTGGATTAAAATCTTTTTCCATATTAAAAATAACAAGCTGGATCATATCATATTCTATATTAATATTTTTAATATATTCTTTCCAAGTAAAATTCCAATATTTTACTGTATCAAAAGAAAAATCGTCTTCTATGATTATTGCATAATCAGAATCACTATTTTCTATAAAATATTTCCATGCTTTAAAATGCGACAAAGTACAAGCTAGTTCCTGATCTCTTACTTGAACTTTTCCATTTATCATGTTTTTTAAATTTTTATTTTTAAAATCAACAGCATTTATAATAGTATAATCATTTATATCGTTACTAAAAAATTGTTCAGTTATGCTTGAATACCTGTCTCTTCTATGTTCTAAATTAATAACATAGACTGGTCCAAAACCTATCAATTTTTCTTTCATAAAAATAATTATATCATTTTTGGTACGGGAGGTGGGATTTGAACCCACGATACACAGCTTATAAGACTGCTTCCAAAACCAAGCTAGGATACTCCCGTTTGATTTAGTTTTCAGACCCTATGAGTTTATTTTGTATCAGCTTTTCCCGCTCATCAACAATTTCAAAAGCATAATCTTTTAATTTTTCTTCATGCTTTGTATAATGATGTCCACAAAACAATAATTCACCAGCAACGCCGTTTACCCAAACTAAAGCTTCGGCAGAACAAGAATCACAGCGATCTTGTGGACTTAAAACATAAGCTTTTTCTTCTGTTTTTTCTGCCATCATATTCATAATTATACTCTTTCTATTAGTTTGTTAATAATAATTATAGTGCCTCCAGTAGGTTTCGAACCTACGACCCGCAGATTAAAAGTCTGCTGCTCTACCAACTGAGCTATAGAAGCATAAGCAGTTTTAGTCTTGCTTAGGACTTTTTTTTAAGCAGAAAGAATTTTACTTAAAGCATTAATTGTTGCCGCAATTCTTCCGATATCACGCAACTGCTCTACTGTATATCCCTCTTGCTTAAGAGTTTCATAATGCGCCTTAACGCAAAAATGACACTTACCAATAATTGATGAAGCTAACGAATATGCTTCAAACTTGGCTTTTGTTGTACCGCCATGTGATGTAATAGCATTCATTCTTAACTGTGCTGGTAAACCAGATAAAGCAGAATCGTCCGCCATTTCAACGTAAGGATACCATACATTGTTTTGAGCCATCAAAGCACCAGCAGTTAAAGCAGCATTTTTTTCTACTTCATCTGTAGCCCCCGCAGCAATGAATGCCAAAAGCTTTCCATTTCCTGTTGCAAAAGCAGCAGCAATAGATAAATAAGTAGCTTGGTCTGGGTCAATCGTAGAACGATTGACCACAGCATCCAAGTTCAACTTAATATCTTTTGCATATTCTGGCAAAGAATCTTTTAGTTGATCAACCCAAGACATTAGAGAGTTTCTCCTCCGAGTGGACGGTTGCAAGCACAAAGCTCACCAGTCTGAAGCGCATCCAAAACACGTAGTGCTTCATCTGCATTGCGACCCACATCTAAGTTGTTTACTGTAATATGCTGAATTACATTCTCTGGATCAACAATAAATGTTGCACGGAGTGTAACTCCTTGAGGGGTAATAATACCCAAATCAGATGAAAGTTCACGAGCTGAATCAGCAAATGACCATGAATTTGTCTTAGCAAGATCTACATGATTGTTACGCCATGCAACCTTACAGAACTCATTGTCAACTGAACCCGTCATCAATACCGCATCACGGTCATTAAAATCATTAACTAACTTATCGTATGCAACAATTTCTGTTGGACATACAAATGTAAAATCTTTTGGATAGAATGCAATGATTTTCCACTTTCCAGCAAAAGAATCTTGATTCAAATTCTCAAAAGAAGAATCGTCATAAGTTAATGCTCCTGGCTTTACGCCAACAACATTAAAGTTTCCTAACTTATCTCCTACTGTTTTCATTTTTCTCCTTATATAAGTGATACTTTAGTATCGTACCCCAAGACAGATTCGAACTGTCGCTGTATGGATTTTAAGTCCACTATCTCTACCGCTGGATTACTGGGGCTTTGCTTCCAGACCTGGACTCGAACCAGAATAATCACCTCCAAAGGGTGATGTCCTACCATTAGACGATCTGGAAATAGTGGAGCAGGTCAGACTTGAACTGACGATTACCGAATTATGAGTTCGGGGCTTTGACCAACTAAGCTACTGCTCCCTAGCGATCCGTATCGGACTTGAACCGACGACCTTTGCCGTGACAGGGCAACGCTCTAACCAACTGAGCTAACGGACCTTTGCTGGGGTGACAGGGATCGAACCTGTGACATTTCGATTAACAGTCGAATGCTCTGCCTGCTGAGCTACACCCCATTGCGTTATTAGTATTATAATGGGCGATCACCCAATATGTCAATTACATCTTCAGGCCTATCATGAGGATTTACAATTTTATGCCAATAATTATAAGATCCTTCAGTATAGTTATATGGATATAAAATACCAGAATAACGATCAATAATCTCAGTTTTTAAAGGACAAAATCCTAAAGTGAATATATTACCATTATCCATTTTATCTGCCTCTACGATAATCTTAGCTATATCTTCTTTCATAACCCATCTATCAGGATCATGCTTATAATAATCTTCACCATGATTATAATAAGATAAACTTTTATATATACCTGTAGTAGCTATAACAAAAATTGTTTTATTTTTTGATTTTTTTGACAATGATCTTACATAAGATTGAATTGTGGCCTTAGCAGCAGAATAATCATGCATGTCTGTAATAGAATTAGCAGCTTCGCTAGACATAAAAACAAAATGTCCATCATTTTTTAATTTTTTAAATATTAAATTTCTAATTAAATCCATATAATTTATAATAAATTTACCAAATAATTCTTCCCAAAATAACCTTGTTGTCTTTAGCGGTTCTCTCTGCCCACTTGGATAAGTCGGAACACAAATAATTTTGTCATAATAAAAATCTGGAAGTTCGAATATAATTTTTTCAGTACTTTCTTGACTTAATAAATCAAGATGCACCCATTTGTATTTTTCAAAATTTTTAATATTTTTTTTGTTTTGTTCATTTCTATAAGTCATCAAATCAATTTCATGGTCATTTTTTTCTAAATAATCTACAATGCCATCGCAGATGCTCGATGAACCGCCTATAATTAATACTTTTTTCATTTGTTCCAATCCTCGCCCCATGAAAGCCTTACATTTTTACCAGAATAATCTTTGGATTTTATAATTAAATTAGCTATTTCTTTAGGATAAGTTATTGCTTTTTTGTTTAATTTATCTGGATGATCTTCTGGTAAAGATTCATAAAATAAACTCCCCGCTATAGTGCCTGGAGATATTGAAAAAGCTGACTGTTCTTTTTTTAACAAATTATTTAAAGACAATATATAGCTTTGTATTAAAGCTTTACCACTTGAATAAATAGGATCTTTTGAGCCATTATCTGCAGCACTTGACGATATAAAAATAATTGATCCATTATCAGAAAGACAACTTAATAGGCTATTAATTAATAAAATGTAATTTACACAAAAAACTCCATAAAATTGATTTAAAGCATCCCTTTGATCGTTTAATTTTGTACCATTAATTTGAGTTGAATTTGAAATAAAAAAAATAATTTTGTCATACTCTTTATCTTTTTGACTTCTTATAAAATCATTTACAATATAGTTATCTGAAAGATTTAAATGACTCCATATACAGTTTTTAAAATATTCTGTAACTTTTTTGGTGTCTCTATAAGTCATTCCTTCTATTGAGTAACCGTTATTTTCAAGCTCTCTTGCAACACTGGTGGCAGTTTTATTTGTCCCGCCAATAATTAAAACTTTTTGCAAAGTTGCCTCCATACTAAATATTATTTTTTATCTAATTTCAAAATCATTTAGAGCTGGTTTAAATCCAAGACAAATTATTTTGCCATTTTCTTTTACTCCAGCGTCTACAATAATTTTAGCTATTTCTTTTTTCCTTACAAGTTTGCTAGTATCATTGTAATTTTCATTTTTTGGATCCATAATTTCTTTTTTAATTTGAGTTGCAGGAAGTGGATAACCCCCCAATGTTTTTTCTTTATGCCCTTTAGGAACAATCCCAAGATGCTGGTAGTATGGCGCACTTTCATAAATCATTGTGGGAGCTATACTAAAAATTACTTGTTCTCCAGTAACTTTTTTTGACAAAGATCTAACGTAATTTTGCAAAGCACCTTTAGCAGCAGAATAATCAACCATATCTGTAGGCATATTGGCAGAAGCAGTTGATATATAAACAATGTGTCCATTTTTTGTAATCTTTTTAAATAAACTTCTAATTAATATCATATAATTAATTGTAAAATTTCCAAATAAATCAGATAAATATTCTCTACTTGTTATAAATGGATTTCTTCCACCACTATTATACGTTGGAACACAAATTACTTTATCGTAGTATTGATCTGGCAAAATATTAATAAAATTTTCAACACTATCTTTATTTGTTAAATCAAGATGTTGCCAATTATAATTACCATAAATTTTTCTATAATCACGATATGTCAACATATCAATTTCATAACCATGTTCTTCTAAATAGGATATAATTTCATCGCAAATACTTGAAGAGCCACCAATTATTAGTACTTTTTTCATTTTATCTTTTTGCTTTATCAATCATTTCTAAAAGGTCTTCTGGACCATTTATCATTCTTTTTTGTGCTTCAAATTTACCAAACTCACAAAGTTCATTTGCTATAGTAAACATTATGTCCACCATTCCCTGTGCATATTTAGCATCTGCACCAACAATTTCTTTTGCTTCATATTTCATTTTTATGCTTGAAGCCGTAAAATATTCACATAATTCTGTTAAAGATACGTAAATGTCGTCTTGATCTTCTATTGTTTTTAATGTTCCGTTTGCTATCATAGATGTATTCTACTATAGTATTCTCATGCTGTCAACTTGAAATTCGTCTTGATCATCCTCATCAATACCCATAAATTCCCGCAAATTTAAAGGAATTTCTTTTTTTTCAGGCACTCTAATTTGATTGCTTTCAGCTATTCTTGCATCTGATTGATCTTTAATTTGTTGTAGTTCATCTGCAAATACACCAGAATAAGTATATATTTCTACCTCGCCGTTTATGTCTCTTGGGGTAAGTGCTACAGCATTATATATCGCACCACAAACAGCGTCAGAAAGGTCTTTAGAACCCTTTCTAGGGTGGTCTACTTTGTCCTTTACAATACGCAATTGCAATAGCTCATCAATCAACAATTTAATTTGAGGGCCAAGCACACGCTCTTCAGTTATACACAAAGACATATCCTCATAATGTTTTTTAGCAACAGAAAGCAATTCAGTATTAATTCCGTGTGCTTTTAGCTGCTGCATCATATCATGAGAATTCCAACGGTCGAACGTAACCATTTTTAAATTAAATCCCCGCTGCCTTAAACTAATTATATATTCCTTTACTTCTGTAAAGTCTACAGATTTAGATGCAGTCGGGGTCCAAAAACGTACAGCATCAACAATAATTCTTGGAGCTGCTTCTTTATATTTTTCACCAATTTTCATTGTAACCCAGCTATCAGTATGTGCTAATGCTACTGCACAATGGTCATGCTTTTGGGCAAGGTCAACATGCACAAAATATAATTTGTCTGGGTCTGGTTGAAAATGATCGTCAAACCTGCCATATTCATCAACATTTAACTTTGGATTGCTGAACGCTTTTTCAATCACCGCACGATTTTTAAAAAACGCATCGGTAGCATCTGGAGGCATACATGCAAAACGAGATAAGGCATCTGTTGGGTCTGTATAAAAGTCAATAGTAAAATCTTCAATAGTTCTTGTGGGGTTTACTTCCCATGTAGGTCTTTTTAGAGCAAACATCTTTGGTACCTTGTATGAAATAATATGGTCTTCTTCCCATTCTATCTCAAATTCATTACCTTCTGTGCCATCTGGTAGATCAGGATCAACCTTAAGCATCTTATGCCTTAAAATAACTTCTTTTTCTGCAATTGCTTCGTTATACTTTTGCTGAATATAATCGTTTTTAAAACGTGGAAATGAAAGCAAAATAACTTTACCAAAATCTGGAAAACGTGAGTTTACAGATGCACGATACATCTTATAAATTGATGACGCAGTTTTTGCCTGATCATGGCCAGAGGTTGATTCTAATTCAAATCCTGAAATTTCATCAAGAATAACAACTAAAACGTTATATCCTTCCCAAGCTTCTCTTTCTGAGTGACCTGAGTGAACTGTAACGGATTTATCAAACTCGACCATGTTTGCCTTAGCAACATATTTTCCCTGAAACCATGGTGATTTTTCAATACGCTGGTTAAATCCCTTAAAGAAAACTCGGTTAGCCTGAATAGCATTGATAGCAATGTTAATAATATCAATAGCATCGCCTGGAGGTTTACCATAATATATTGCGGGATCTGAAAGACAAAGCAATAGATGAACCATGTATGCACAAGCAATTGTAGATGTATAGTCTTTTCCAGAACCTTTTCCAAGTTGTAGAATAACCTCAGAACAGGTTTGCTTCCAAATTTTTTCACCCTCTTCGGGGCCGTACAAGCGATATAAGGTATCTTTTTTATAAATTTGTGTTGATGCTTTAATAGATTTGTACTGTAATTCAGATAAAGGAGGCAACCCTAGATATTGCTTGTCTGTGACAAATTGCTCTAAGGTAACTGGCTTTTCTGAAAATTCATCACCAGTAAGTGCGTCTAAGAAGACATCAAAATCACTCATTGATAATTACAGCCTCGATTTGCCCAGTAACTTCTGACAACCTTCTTGATACTTCCCACTTACATGTTTCGCAAGATGACGTTACATCTCTAAGTATTCCTACTAATATGTCTTGCTTTCTTTCTGACTCTAAGATGGAATCAGCCATATCATTGTTTTCCAAGACTCCCGCCTTGTTAAGCATATCAATACGCTTAGACTCAATATCAGCAATAAGCTTTAATGCTTGTGTTTTTACTGGGAGTGCATCCTGCACATCTGCTTGCTCTAAGGTTCTCCACGCTTCCTTGATCAACATATTATAATGCTCATCTGCTCCAGCCAAAGCTTCCTTAGCACGAGCCTTAATTGCATTATTATCTTGAACTAAAGATTTCCAAGTTTGAATATGATTATCAACTTGGACACGAGTTAGACCAGTTGTTTTTGCAATTTGTGTAGCTGAGTTGCCCTTAAGCAACTCTTCTACTACTTTATTCATTTGGTCAAATTGACCTGCCACTTCAATTTCATTATCCATTATCGGTTTTATAAAATCCTGATCCTTTAAATTGAATCCCAAAAGGTGTGTAATATCTTACCATTATTGATTCACATTCTTCACATTTGTAAGAACCCTCTTCATCTGTAATTGAACGGGTAACTTCAAGAATTGCATGATCTTCATCGTCTACGCATCTATATACATATGTTGGCATATTTAATTATACTCCATTATTACTACTTTTGTCAACCGCAATTTTAAGTAAGATTAAATAACCAATCAAATCGTCAATATCATTGTCCCCTGCAAAACCTTGATTGTTTTTTACTCTATTTAATTTGTCATCAATTCGTACTTTAATCTGCTCAATTTCGTCCGATTGTGCAAATATTCTACTCGGTGAAAGAGCAGAATCTCCATAAGAAATATTTTTATCTATGAGTAATTGTGCAATTTCATGGCAAGCAACCCATATTTTTTGACCTGAAGGGGCCGAAACAGAATGCTGGTATAAGTCTAGGCAGAAAAACTCATTAGTATCTTCGTATACTGGCTTTAACATTAATCTCCTTTTTTACTATTAATAATATTCTATATTGTTTTTTTATTAAAGTCAATTCTTTCAAGCAACCATATATTAGACTCTAAAGTTATTTTATACAAAAGCTTTTTTGCTTTTGGGCTTAGAGCATAAGAATTAAAATTATATTTTTTAGGATGTTTTTCATTTGGATCTAGTTCTTTAGGTACGTAATCATCATTTTTCTTTTTACAATCAAAAAAGAAAAGATCTACAGGACAGTCAATACCATTTGATTCCACAGCCTTTAATATTTTTTCAACACCAGACCTTGAATAAAAAACTGCTCCTGTGTCCCACCATTGATAAAGCGGTACAACACCATTCACTTCTTCACCACTAAATCTGACAAACTCCATATCTCTTGTATGCAAAGTAAATAAATCAAAATCATCTGGCAGCTGATTTTTGTATTTTTCAAACAAATCAAAAAAATTTGTTTCTAAAACCACATCGTCTTCGAATACAAAAAGATATTCGTAATCACTTTCTAAAAACTTTTTAAAAGTTAATAGGTTACTTGCCCAAAGACCTATCTCGCCGTATGTTAACAAGTCTTTAAGATTTAAAGAAAAATGCTTTTCTTTAAAATTAATATAATCTTCTTCATTTTGAATTTTTATAGTATCATTATTAAGATTATCATACTTAATTGATAAAATTTGTTTTAATGATAAATAACAGCCAAACCTTCTCTGGTAGTCTTTACCAAGTTTAGGTATGTGAAAAATGCTAAAGCAGGTACTATTTTTTTCCATCTTTAATCCATTTTCTAGGTTTTTTAATAAGATCAAAACGCTCTAATGCTCTTTGTATTGTCATGTGTGAACACTTTGCTTCCATAGCCATTTGCAGAACTGTTTTCTTTTCTACAGAATATCTTTTAACTACCCAGTCTTTGTTTTCCCAAAGCTTTGTACTTTTAGCCATTATACCTCCTTACACAATTTCATTTATCGCATACCACGCAATTCCCGCAGAATCTGCCACGTTATCGGACTCAGTTTGGATGCCCAGATTTCTAGCAAAGTCAATTGTCCTTTGCTTTCTACGTTCTCTGATCTTTCCCTTAATCCAGTTGTCGGATTTGTCGGGGAATTCAGCTCTGATTGCATCTTTTTCCGCCTTGGTATAATTTTTATTACCTATGTAAGATTGCCAAGTTATTGGATGCACCTCAACAACCTCTACATTATCACTAAGTAACTCTCCCATTATAGCACCAAATACGTATGCCATCTTCATTCCAGTTGCTACGGATTTAACTGAAATTGCTGCTTCAATAACAACAAAATCAAAATCCAATGTATGTTTAAATGATTTTATTTTATTTTTGGCATCAAGTATTCTTTCATACACATCTGCACCTTGAAATGTAATTTCTCCCCATTTTACTGCCTTATCTTTATTCATAAGGCAAAACGCAAAGCTATTTGTGCTTGCGTCAATTCCTAAAACTTTAGTTCCTTTATTTTTTGCTAGTTTTGCCAGTGACATCTTTTAACATTTCTATTATTGCTTCACGATCTTTTCTTTTTTGAGCATTTTCGCAACGATCACATTTGTTGCTTTCATTATATCTACTTAAAATAACGCTGCATCCATCTGCCTTACATATCCTTTTTTTACCCGCAAGTCTTTCTTTTTTTTCACGATATTTTTCTTTTAATTTTTCATTTGTAGCAGTTCTGCAACATTCATCAGAACAATATTTCATATTATGAGTTCTGGGCTCAAAATCATTAAAGCATCCATCATATGAACATTTCATATGATATCTCCCTTAAACTCTACCAGATTTAACCACTCATGGTTTTCTTTAAATGATTTAGATTGTGTTTCATCAAATATTTTTTCATTACAATGAATACCATTTATTCCTACATGGTTTGATCGGGATGCCATTGGATTTATATTTTTTAATTTATTTTTTGGCAAAAGCCTTAAGTTTAAATGCCAATCCCAACCGTTATGAACTGGATCAGAAGAATAATCTTTGTCCCAATTTTCTACAAAATAATCTACCCAATATTTTTTCCATGTTCCCCAAACAAGTCCATTAAATCCTTGCTCACGAACAACTGTGCTTGGGTCATATGTTCCCCACTTAGTGTTAGCAGAAATAATTGCTATTTCCTGATCATCACGATACATTTTTTCTAACTTATCAAAATATCTTAATATGTCTTTAGATACGACTACATCATCTTCAGCTAATACTACAAAATCGTATTCTTTAAATAATTTTTCAAAACCCTGCCAGGTGTTAGTTGCATTGCCTAGAAGCTTGGCATTGTAGTTAATGCTAAAATAACTTACGTCTACAGTATCTATAAAGTTATTAATGACATCAAGAATCTGATCTCTAACTTCGCTAGGCTCAACATAAAAATGTAGGTGCCATCCATTAAAATTTTCTATTTTTGACCAGCTGATGAGTGTTTCTTTTAAGTAGTCTACCCTATTAAACGTTGTAAAAAAGATTGCTTTTTTCATTTTTCAAGCACCAATGGTTCTATGTAAACTTCTCCCAAATCTTTTTTGTCGGACCAACATACCTTTTTTACTGGACATCCTTTGCAAGCCCACTGAGATTTAGTAAAAGTGCGTTCTGGCAAAGTTCCAGCCTCGTAGGCTGAATACACTTTGCGTAACCAATTCCATACATCATCAACCAGCTTAGTATTTTTTTCATCCATATTTATTGGAATGATTAAAAAGCTATTATCATTTTTGTTCTCATAAAAGAAAAATCCCTGTTTAGCTCCACGAATTTTCATGTAGGTAAGTAGTTGAACTTTATGATATGGCAATCCTTGCATCTCTGCTTGACGAATATCAAAAATTTCTTGCTTGGCAGATTTAATTTCTCCTACTACTTCTTGTCCATTCCACTCAATAAAAGTGTCTGCAAAGCCTCTAATTGGAGGATCATCGTGTGTAACTTCTGTTTCATTTGCTTTGAATACTGGCGTTTTAGCCATGATTTTTTGTATACGCTCATGGACATACGTACCATTATCCATATTAACGACACCCATAGCATCGGTTTCATTTTCAAATTCAGCACCAGTAAAAGCAATGAACCAATATCTAGGACAGTTACCGTTACCATAGCCAACACTACTAGGACTAAAAGTCTTTTTTTGAGTAAATTCATTTGGCCTCTTTTCACTTAAAACTGCTTCTTCATACATTTCTGCAAAAGCAATTGGATCAAATCCTTCTGGGTTTGAATTTTTTTGAAATTTTAAATTAGCAATTAAATCTCTACCCATTTTTTACACCCACACGTTTTTTACACCTTGTGCACATAATATATGTTTTGCCAGTAAAGGGACAAGCAACGTCTTCTGTTTTATGTTTATGAAAAAAATTAAATATATTCATTAAGCTCCAAATCGTGCAGAATACTTTAAAGCATCAACAAGTCTGTTAATAGCTTCTTCTGCTGTATAGTATACGTTTTTCTTTTTTGAATTTTCCCCACCTTTTTCAAATGTGGTGTAATACCTTGACATAATTGCAAATTTAGCAGCAAGTGCTTGCATTTTTACAATAAGGTCAGGAGCTTTAGTTGATGGTACATCTGGCTTAGCAATTAATTTAATAATTAAATCAAGGGCATAATCAAGATCAGCATCATTCATATATGTCTTCATATCATTAAATTCTGTAAGTTCGCTAATTAACTCAATTACTGGCTTTTCCATATTATTCCTTAATGATTCAATATGTCGTTTAAATATTCTTCCATTTCATGTGGCTCTCTGTGTGGCGAATAGTTAACAACCTTTCCATACTTGTCTATCAAGCACTTTTCAAAATTCCAAGCAATTTCTTTTCCAATTTCTGAAGTTAAGTATTTATAAACAGGGTCTGCATTTTCACCATTTACATCAATTTTAGATGCAATTGTAAATGTAACACCATAATTAGTCTTACAAAACTCTTCAATTTCTTCATTAGTCCCTGGCTCTTGTCCACCAAACTGATTACATGGGAAAGCAACAATTTCAAAACCTCTATCATGATACTGCTTGTAAAGTTTTTCTAGGCCTTCGTACTGTGCGGTAAAACCACATCTGCTTGCCACGTTAATAATTAGTAAAACCTTGCCCTTATAGTTAGAGAAAGGTATAACGTTTCCCTTGTTATCAGTAAAACTGAAATCATATATATTCATTTTTTTCCTATTCTAGTATTCTTACTACAAATTGGCAGGGATCCCCACCAGCTTCCCACTCATCTATTTCTTCTTGAGAAATTGGATCAATTCCCTCATGAGTAGCGCATTGCATTTTTGATATCCAACCTTGGTTTATTCCGTTGTTAAACCAAATTAGGAATTCTTGTTGATTTTTTTCTGTTATCATTTTAACCCTGACTATTTTATAATAATAATATTCTCATCTAATTGTACCAGTTTACCGTACACTTTGTCTACCCGTTGCCCTGGAAATTGCAAAGTTACAGCATGTGTATATTTAGATACAAAATCATTTGTTTTTTCTTCTTGCTTCTTCATAAAATCTTCATCATAAAACACACTATTCTCTATAAATTCTTTGTCTCCCTCAGTAGAATAAGGAATAAAAATTCTCATAAAATATCTATCTGCTCCTGAAAAATTTTCAACAGCATGATAAAAAGGTGCGCCTGATGGAAATACAGTTACATCACCTTTTTTAGGTTTATATTTATAAGCTTTATTTTCTGCTTCTGAGTAAAAACATATTTCTCCGCCATCATAATTATCATTAAGATAAAAAGTTATAGTAACAATTTGATGCCAATCAGAGTCGTTAATTTCTGGCATTTCATCAACGTGGTACTCAAGCATTAATCCATCTTTAGATTTTGTTTTGAAAAGCTCTTCACTATACTTATAAATATTTATCGGTACAGGATCCAACTTTTCATAGACCTTTTCCCATTGATTTATGTATGTTGGCCAAACGCCTTTTTCTTTTAAATAATCGTCCAAATATTCTTTTTGAATAAAATCGTAAACATTAGCAATATATTTTAAAATTTTCTTTTCATCATTATCTTCTGAATAAAAATCTTTTCTATAAAACAGTTGACTTATATTTTCACCTTGATCGTACCAAGGTTCCCATTTTGGCCATAAGGAATCAGTACGATCTTTGTTTTCTATAATATCAATTAGTTCATCACAATGTTCAAATAAATTTTTATATACAATTATTTGTGGAGCAATAACTAGCTTTTCAAACATTTTTATCACCCTCATCATAATTTATGTTTAATCGTAAAGATTTTACTTCATGTTTTCCAATAATATTACCTAAATGATCAACGCCTTTTTGATAAAATTTTAAAAATTTTCCTTGACGTTGACCTTCTTTTAAAGCTGCTATATACTCTGGCCCGTGAACTTCTGGAAAAGGATATGGATTTTTATGAACAGTTAATGAAGTATCTTGAAACTGAGAAACAGATATTGGTAAAATACACCCCACATATGTCCCAGCTGGCACAAAATATTCTTTATTTGGTATATCCAATTGCCAAACTATAGGTAATAGTTGTGTAAAAAAAGAAGTTGATAATACAGTGGTTAAAACTGTTGCATCTTTAATTGGCTGATTAGGAACTGGCATTGTTAAAAGACTTGTATTTTCATCTGTTTTAAAAACAAGGTTAGTATGAAAACTTACGCTTCCAGCACCACGGTCGGGGCCCACAAAATTTTCTCCTTTTAAAACTTTAGATGGGTGTCTTACATCTCCATCCCAAATAAATGATATGTCTTCATCAAAATAAATCCCATAACCCAAAGAATTTCCCAAAACTAAAGGTGTGCAATTGTAGACAGCTGGATTCATCCATTCACGTTTAATCTTTAATTGCTCTATCTTTGCAGTAGGCAGATTATTATTAACTGGATAAGCGTCAAATTTATACATCTCTATTTTCCCAACACTCAATCATTTGTTCCAGTAGCGACCATTCAATAACAGCGAGTCTAGTTTTTTGACCCTCTCCTCCAAGGATAAGCTTAAGAACTGGGTATTTATCCCTAGAGACCTTAAACGTATCCGTGCAAATTTTAGCCCAAATTTCCTTACTAATGGAGATTGACTTTGCATACTCTTTATAGTCAACGACGAAATCATGCCAGATAGCATCGCCTTTTTGATAATCCCCACGCCCAGAATTTTTTTGACCTTTTGCTCCATCACGTTTTATTTCACTTCTTTCTGACATTAGAAAGCCACACTCGATTTATGACCGTTAGCGCACACCCAATAAATTTTGCCTTTTTGTTTATCTATACTTGCTTCGGTATTTATTTCATTGCAAGATATGTTTTGACAACTAAATGTGCCCAAAGCTATATCTTTTTCTTCAGCTTTATATATTTTTTCATTTAAAAATTTATCAAGATTTGTCATAAATCTCCTGCTTAATCTTTTCAGCAACTTCTGGATTTTCACGCAAATATTCTACAGCCTTAGCACGACCCTGGAATCGCTCTTCATTAACCGTGTACCAAGCACCGCCCTTTTGAACAATACCCATCATTTCGGCAACATCTAGAATTTCTCCAACGGAATCAACTCCAACTTTATCCCCTTGGAAATAAAAATCGTATTGACCGCTGAGACCCATTGGCCCAGTTTTATTATAGTCAATGATCCAGTTAACGGGTCTGCCAACTTTTTGTTCAATAATCTTGTCACCAACTTGGATTCCAGATTTAATAGCATTTGCATCAGCTTCGGATGCCCAGAGCTTAATAACGGTACTGGAGAAAAATTTAACTGCCATACCCCCAGTCGGGATATGCGACGCATGCATACTTCCAAATTGATTTCTCTGTTGAGAAATAAGAACGAGTAGCGTATTTTTATTGGCATAGTTAAGCATTTTGACTGCATGTGTCATATCCTTTGCTTCTGCACCGATCTGCTTGGTGTCTTCTAACTTCTTAAGATCAGAACTATCTTTCTCAAAATAAATAGCGGGGAGTAGTGCTGAGATAGAATCTACAACAATAATATCTACTCCCGCCTCCATAAGTTGTTGTGCAACGTCAACCATATCATTAATAGATTTAGCAGGAGAATAGATAAGAGATTCTGAATCAACACCTAGTTTTGCAGCCCATGCTGGGTCATAAGATGCTTCTGCATCAATCCATGCACATGTCTTGCCTTCTTTTTGAGCTTGACCAATCATCTGCAAACAGAATGATGATTTACCAGCAGATTTATTTCCCCAAATAAGAACTTGACGACCAAATCCCAGTCCGCCTTTTAGGCCCATGGTCAAACCAATACTAGGTGTCTTTTGCTTTTCTACGCTTACTGTCGTTGCTAGTTGTAGTCTTGCTCTTGTTTTTGGATCCAGCTTTGCTAGAATCTCTTCCGTTATCATGTAAACTCTTCTCTAATTCAATTGCTACTTCTTTAATTTGTTCGTTACGACTTGCTAACAAAGCGTCCACAATTTGATAAATTGCTTTTTCATCTTCTGCTCTAATAACCAGAAGATACTCGTTCTCCGTTCCTTTAAGTACATAGGAGTCAGCCATATACTTATATTATACACTATTCTGCAGGCGTATTTTCAACTGGTACATCTGCTAACTCAAAAGTTACTGCCTTTGTCTCTGGATCTTGGTTTACAGCAATATTCTTACCACCGTAATTTGCTACAAGATTTTCAAGTGGAACTGTAACTGTTCCGAGAGAAAGAATAGATGCAAGAATTTGTTCTACGCTAATCTGAACTCCTGGATCTGCTGCTGGTGTATCCACTGATGTTGTTTCGTCTGTCATTAAATCACCTCCTTAACATATAGGGTGCCATCATCCATTTTAGATATGGCTGGGTCACAAATCATACCAGATCTCATTTTACCGAGAGCTGTAGAATAAAACTTCGGAAAAGCAATTACACGCTCTAAATTTTTATCTGCATCAGATAAAATAATGTGAGCCATCATCTTGTTTGCTTTTGTCTTATAGTGTGTAAAGTCTAGCACGAGTCTTTTGCCCGTGTCAATCTTTAACTTGTCACGATACAGCCAATGCACAAATGTGTCATCAACTTTATTAACAACATCATCAATAGTTACATATTTGTGAATACGGTTATCTCCAACTAAGAAGAAGTACATCATTCCTGGTTCAATTTTTGTATTAACATCATGGAAAATTCCTACCGAACCTGTATCATCTACAAGCTCAACACGTGACCATGTAGGACCTTTTTTAATTGATTTAACCATCGCAAGCAAAACAAAGCAACCTTGTTCTAAAAACTCTTCTAGCGGGTTTACCTGAGATTTAATTTGAGGATTTAATTTTCCTGTATCAAACTTTGGAATACCCAAATACTCATAAAGATTTTCATTTTCATTTCCTTTTAACGGATTATCTTTGAAAGATGCAGCACCTATTGAGTTTAATGAATCAATTGCTCTTGAATTAATTCCGCTACCCTTTTCACCCGCCACGCTTACAAAATGAGACATTGATTTGTATGGACGATTGGCTATAATTTTACTGCCAACTTTATCAGAAATATATTTAATGTCAGACAGTCCAAATCTTAAAGCATTTCCTTGAATACTAAAATCTAGTTCAGATTCATTTACATGAGGGAGAAGAACTTTGATACCAAGTCGCTTGGCTTCAATGAGATAATCTGTTCTAGCATCCTTATCCTTTTCGTTTTTGAGAACGGCAAACATAAACTCAATAGGAAAATAATGCTTAAGCCAAGCAGTATAATAACTGAGCATAGAATAAGCAATAGCGTGAGAACGATTGAACGAATAACCTGCGTGAGCTTCAAAATCATGCCATAACTTTGTGGCATCCTCAACAGTAATATGTTTTGCAGCACCTGTAATAAATTGATCTTTATACGCATCAAATTCTTTAGCATCTTTCTTCTTTCCAATAATTTTTCTAACCTTATCAGCATCTGCCCAAGACATTCCGCCTAAATAAACGCATGCCTGCATAACCTGTTCCTGATAAATAATTACTCCGTAAGTACGCTTTGTAAACTCTTGCATGATTGGATGAGCATAGGTAATAATTTCTTCACCACGCTTACGCTTAATGTATGAGGCACCTACTGTATTCATAGCTCCTGGTCTTACTAGTGCGTTAGATGCAGCAAGGTCTTCAAAGTTATCTACACCCATCTTCATCAAAAGATTTGTGTATGGAGTTGCTTCTGCTTGGAACACTCCTTTAGTAAATCCGCCAGATAGGTCTGAGTAAACATTTTTATCATCTAGCGGTATATCCTTTAAAACAATATCTTTGTTTTTATTAGACTTAATAATCTTTAATGCATCATCAATTACTGATAAAGTTTTTAATCCAAGCACGTCTAATTTAATAAGTCCTAGGTCAGCTGTTTGCTCCATGTCATATGCGACAACAGGTATTCTTCCCGATATATCGTTGCTTGGATCTTTTCTTGTTTCAATTGGCACATACTTACTAATATCGTCTTTTGCTACAACAACACCTGCAGCATGCATGCCATTGCCACGAATTTTACCACGCAGCATAGAAGCATATTTAGTTACTTCTGGATATTTTTCCCTGAATTCGTACGTACTTGAGGAAGATTCATATTCTTCAAACGTCTCAACACCCTTAAGTGCTTTATTAACTTCACCGAGTGGGATAAGAAATGCACGAGCAACGTCACGAATAACTCCTTTATCTTTAAAATAAGTGTATGTTGAAATAGAAGCAACATGTTTAAATTTTTTACGTAAATATTCTTTAACTTCTCCACGACGGCTATCCATAAAATCTGTATCAATATCTGGAAAGTCATTTCGTTCTGGATTAATAAATCTAAAAAACAATAGGTCAAATTTAATTGGGTCTACATCTGTAATACCCATTAAATAACATACTAAAGATCCTGCTGCAGATCCACGTCCTGGCCCAACCATGATTTTGTTTTCTTTTGCCCAACCCACCATATCGCCAACAATAAGGAA